GGTCAAAATGTAAATTCAGGAACAGTTTCTATGTCTGGCGCTGTTCAATTTTCTGAGTTTATCAAGGAAAGTGGAGTAGAATCTCCAATTGCATATGTTGGATCATATGTTCAAGCTCTTCCAAAAAAGACTTTGATTGATGAAAAATCTATTGATATTGTCTTTATGAATGAGGGTGTGTATGCTCTTAGAAATCTACTGAAACAAGAAATCAATCTTGAATCATTGGATAGTATCAATGGAATTGCTTGGCGAAAAAATGGTGAAGTAGTATTTAATGATCCTGAAATTGTTGTCCCTACTGAAAGAATGGATATAGACTTGCCAGGATATGCTTGGGACTTACTTCCATATAAAGAACGTCCATTAGATATGTATAGATCTCCATTGTGGCATGCTGAATATGATGAAAATAAAAGAAGTCCATATGCAGCACTACAAACTTCTTTAGGATGTAGATTTGGATGCTCTTTCTGTATGATCAATATCCTAAATAGAAACGATAATGAAGAAATTGGTGTTGCTGGAAATTATAGCAATATGAGATTTTGGTCACCAGAATTTATTATTCAGGAATTTGACAAGCTTGTTGAAATGGGAGTGGAAACAATCAGAATTGTAGATGAAATGTTCCTCCTAAATAAAAAGTATTATGTACCTCTTTGTAATATGTTGAAAGAAAGAGGATATGGTGAAAAAGTCAGAATGTGGGCTTATTCCAGAGTTGATACCGTAACTAATCCTGATGTCTTGAAATTAGTAAGAGAAGCTGGAATTAAATGGCTTTGTTTAGGAATTGAAAGTTCTGAAAAGAAAGTACGTCTTGAAGTTTCTAAAGGTAAATTTGAAGATGTAGATATTGTAAAGGTAGTTAAACAAGTTGAAGAAGCTGGCATTGAAGTTTTAGCAAACTATATCTTTGGTCTTCCTGGAGAAGATATGGAAACTATGCAAAAAACACTTGATCTTGCATTAGAGCTAAATACTGCAGGATGGAATGCATATCCAGCTATTGCTTTGCCAGGAAGTCAACTTTATAAAGACTCTTATGATAATGGATATGAATTACCAAAAACCTATGATCAATTTGGATTTCATGCTAAACGAACACTGCCTATGTTCAATCCTCAATTGACTAGAAGAGAAATTTTAGATTTTAGAGATCAAGCATTTATCAAGTATCATTCAAATGAAAACTTCTTGAATATGATTGAATCAAAATTTGGAAAACCTGCTCGAGAGAATATTCTCAAGTCTTTAGAAATTCAAATTGTAAGAGAAGACCTATAATAAAGATATGAATAATTTTTTCCTACCACTTATGAATGACAACATTGATAAGCAAGATATTAATGCTGTTGTAGATTTTTTATCTCAAGATTCTATACCAAAACTAACCAATGGACCAAAAGTAAAGGAATTTGAAAATGCTTGGGGTGATTGGCTAGGAACTAAATATAATCTTTTTGTCAACTCTGGTGCTTCTGCTAATGAATTAACTATGTTGGCATTAGCTCAAATAGTAGGTGAGGGGGAGATAATTCTTCCCCCACTAACTTGGATTTCTGATATATCTTCAGTATTGTTTTCTGGACATAAACTAGTTTTTGTAGATGTCAACTTTGAAAATTTATCATTTGATATTGATAAGCTTAAAGAAGCAATAACTCCTAATACTAAAGCTATTTTTCTAACTCACGTATTAGGAATCAATGGTCTTACAGATGAACTATTGAGCATTTGTAAAGAACAAAATATTTTATTAATTGAAGATGTTTGCGAATCTCATGGAACTACTTTTCAAGGTATAAAAGTGGGAAATTTTGGTTTTGCAAGTAATTTCAGTTTTTATTTTGCTCATCATATGTCAACTATCGAAGGTGGAATGATCTGTACTAATGATTGGAATTTCTATCAAGTTTGCAGAGCTTTAAGATCTCATGGAATGACTAGGGAAATGACTGATGAATCAATGAGGCAGCAAATCATTGATGAAAATCCTGATCTTAATCCAGATTTTATTTTTCTAAGACCAGCTCATAATTTTAGAAGCACAGAAATCAATGCTGTAATTGGTCTATCTCAATTACCTAAACTTGATATTAAGAATCAAGAAAGAATAGATAATTTCAACTATTTTATGTCGAAATTAGATTCTGAAAAGTATCATACAAATATCAATATTGAAGGCAACTGTAATTATGCTTTCATTGTAATATTGAAAGAATCTAGTTTTGATAAAAGAAATGATTTAGAAAATAAACTTAAAGAAAATAAGATTGAATTTAGAAGAGGATTGTCTGGTGGTGGAAATCAAATGAGACAACCTTTCTTCAAAACAATTTACACAGAATTTGAAAATTTCTCAAACATAGAACATATTCACAATTTTTCTTGGTATATTGGAAATTATCCAGGGCTTGAAAGAGAAAAAATCGACAAGCTTATAGAGGTACTAAATGGCTAGAAAAGATGTTTTGAAAAATATTATAGTTTTAAATTATGATAGTTTTCAAGATCATCGTGGTCAATTGTATACCATATGGGAACAAAAACAATTTAAAGATCTGAATTTCAATCATGATAAAGTTGCTACATCTAAAAAAGGTGTCTTAAGAGGTTTACATACAGATAAATCTTGGAAACTCATTACTTGTATTTATGGCAAAATACAATTAGTAGTGGCAAATTACATATCAGATAGTGATGAATATTTAGATCATATGGATATAACTGTAGATGCAGATTCACAAGATAAATTAAGTATTCTTGTTCCTCCAGGATTCTTAAATGGTCATTTGGTTTTAAGTGATTTTGCTGTTTTTCATTATAAATGGAGTTATGAAGGTAATTATCCAGATATTGATGAGCAACAATCTGTGAACTGGGCTGAACCAAAATTGAATATAAATTGGATGTGCCAAAATCCAATTTTATCTAATAGGGATAAAAACACACCATTATTATGAAAGATTTATATAAAGATATCAAGATTTTAATTATTGGAGATTCTTGTGAGGATAGTTTTGTATATGGTGATGTATTTAGATTAGCACCTGAAGGACCAGCTCCAATTTTCAATCCAGAACATACTAAATCTAATGGAGGTATGGCTCTTAATGTATTTGATAACATTAAAGCAATTGGAGCTTTTGCTAAGCTTATAACTCACAATGAAACAATTATCAAAACCAGATATGTAGATGAAAGAACAAATACACTTTTACTACGTGTTGATACAAATGATAAAGCTACACAAATATCTGATGAATTATTAAACAATATTCAAAATAATATTTATGAAAATGTCAAATACGATGCAATAATCATTAGCGATTATTGTAAAGGTTTTTTATCTGAAGAAGATATCAAAACAATTGCTTACAGAAATGATAATGTATTTTTAGATACAAAGAAAATTTTAGGTGATTGGTGCGAAAATGTATCTTTCATAAAAATCAATCATACCGAATATGATAGAACAAAACACACAATAGATTTCTTAGATCTTTATAAAAAAATGATTATCACAAGATCTGATGAAGGCTGTGAATATTGGCATAAAATTTATCCTGTTGAAAAAGTAAACATTAAAGATGTTTCTGGTGCAGGAGACACTTTTATATCTGGTTTAGTTTGTGAATATGTAAGAACAAAAAACATTGAAAAAGCAATATTGTTTGCTCAAGAATGTGCTACCAAAGTTGTTCAAAAAAAGGGTGTGTGTACTATATAATTATGAAAATTTTATTTATCACTTCAAGATGGTTTTGCGGAGATAGAGTTGGAACACCCTGCCATACCAAAAATATTGTCAATTCCCTGGAAGCAACATTTAATAATGACCCTAATGTTGAATATGAAGTAAAATATATCTCACCATCAGAAATTTGGTCAAGAGAAGAATTATGTAAAGTTATGCTTGAAACTGAATGTGATTTGATTCTCTTAAGCCCAATCAAACACGTTTTTGTTGATATGCCCACAGCTGAAAAACTTGGTAAAAAATTAAATATTATTGTTTGGGACACTCATAGCTTACATACAAAATTAAGATATGTAAATTTTAGATGTTTCTTAAAAAGAAAAAATGATATTGGTGTAATGAATTATGACATTCCATTGTGGGATTTATCTCAGCACTGCAATATTGTTTGTATAGATACTGGTTATGGAGAAATGTTCCCAAATATTTATAGCACGTTTGAACCTATGGATACAAATGTGCTTTATCCAATACCAGAAGAAGAAAAAATTTATGATGTATCTTTCATTGGATCAACTGAAGATTATGAAAGACAATTTTATAAATACAATTTAGACAAACTTGGACTTAAGATCAATTGGCTAGGAGGAAGAGGACCTAATGATAAAAGACTTTCTCACGAAGAATGGGCAGAAGCTCATAGAAAATCTAAAATTGAACTTAATTTTAATGGCAATGCTTTCATAGGTAATAGAAAATCTAGAGTATGGGAAATTGCTGCTTGCGGAAATATGATGATTGCAACTCTTCCTGATGTTTATAAATTTCACACTGGAGAATGGTTCAAGGATGGAGAACATTTTGCATCAATCAACGAAAACAATTTTGCATATGTAATTCAATATTACTTAGATCATAATGAAAAAAGAATTCAGATGGCAAAGAAAATGCACGAATTATTTATGGAAAAATATACACCAAGAATATGGTGGGAAAATTTGATGAGATATTCAAACTTAAAGGATTAAAATATGAATATGAAAGAATATTATGAAATGTATCTAACACTACATCAAAATAAAGTATGTAGAAGATTACACGTACTTGGACAATTTATGACAATTTTATGGGTTGCCCTATGTATCAAATTTGGTTACTATTGGTTTCTTATCTTAACACCATTTATTGTTTATCCATTTGCTTGGTCTGGACATTATTTTTTCGAAAAGAATCAACCAGCTGCATTTAAAGATCCAGTGAAAGCAAAAATTAGTGATTGGATGATGCTTTGGGACATACTAAGAGGCAAAGTTCCATTCTAAAAAAAGAGGCCATTTGGCCTCTTTTTTATTTATCAAAAAAACTATCTAAAACTTCACCTATATAATGAATTTGTTCAGGTGTTATCACTGGAGATGTTCCTAAAAAGAATGTATCTGTAGTGACTTTTTTAGCTACAGGAAAATCACTAAGATCCATATCACCAACTAAATGACTATAAGCTGGTTGCATCAAGATATTACCAGCAAAATATGGTCTAGTTTGAATTTTCTTCGATTCAAAATACTGACAGATATCACTCCTCTTAAAAGGCGCATTATCTTTGATTGTTATAGGAAATGCAAACCAATTAACATCAGAATGCTTCTCTGCAATTGGCAATACAAAATAATCTTCATACTTACTAAAAACATCAAAAAGCATCTTATAATTATTCTGTCGCAATCTTTTTATTTCTGACAACTTTTCAATTTGCGCTAATAACATACTTGCTTGAACTTCTATTGGCTTTAAGTTATATCCAATTTCCTCATAAACATACTTATGATCAAAAACTTCACCTGGAATACTTGGCAACCACTCAGAAAATCTCTTATTACAAGCACCACACTCAGTTATATTTTGCTTACCAATACAAAAACAACCACGACCCCAATCTCTAATACTTCTAATTACTTTTTCTAATTGTTCATCATTACAACAAACTAATCCACCCTCTCCACAAGTTATATGATGAGCAGGATAAAAAGAACAAGAAGACATTGTTCCAAAACTACCTAAAGGATTACCATCAAATGTTGAACCTAAAGCATCACAGCAATCTTCTAATAGAATTAATCCATAATGATCAATAATATCTAAAAGCCTATACATATCAGGAGGATTTCCCAATACATGAGCAAATGTAATTACTTTAATCTCTGGATCTGCTTGCAATGTAGCTTCAACATCATCTAGATTTAAATTCAAACCATCTAAAGAAATATCAACAAAAACAGGCTTGAATCCACATTGAAATATAGGATTTATTGTTGTAGGAAAACCAGCAATAGGAGTGAGAACCTTAGTGCCTTCAGGAAAATTTAAGTATCTTTTTGACTTTAAAGAAGACATCATCAATAAATTAGATGAACTACCAGAATTAGTCAATAATGCATAATTTTTTCCAAACAAAGAAGATAATTTTTTCTCAGCCTTATATGCCTCTGATCCTAAAACAAGCCAACCATCAAGAAGAGTGGAAATAGATCTTACAATTTCTTCATGATTAAAATAAGGCCCAGCATAATGAACATAATCTTTACCAGGCCTCCATTTTTTCTTAGATTCAGAATTTACATACTCTTCAACAATCTTAAGTAATTCTTCTTTTGTCATAAAATAATTATACGTTCAAAGAATAATTCTTCAAGAAATATTCTAAATCTTCAGGAGTTCCAAGACCCCACATACCTGAAATGTCAAATGTTTTAATTTTCTTATTATCTAAAATTGCTTCATTAAACACTGGACAAACATAAAATTCATTATTCACTCTAATGTTCTTTTGAATCATATTTTCAGCATACTTGACAAAATCAGAACCGTGCTTCCAATAATAAACACCAACAGTGGCAATATCAGAAATAGGATTCTTTTCTGCTACTTCAACAACATAACCATCTTCATCAATTTTTGCATAAGACCATTTAGGATGAGTAGCTCTAAAAGAAACAATACCAGCATCTAAATTTTGCTCATTCATTTTATAGAAAAAATCTAAACTATTCCATTCAATAAACTGATCAGAATTTGCAATAACTAAAGGTTCATCATTATCAATAAATTCCTTAGCCAACAGAACAGTACAAGCAGCACCTTCAGTAACTCCATCAACTTCAACAATCTTGCAATTATTAGAAACAAGATTTAACATAGAATCTAAATTGTATTTTTCTCTGTGAGCTTTCTGAACTACAAAAATATAATTAGCTTCAACATTCAAATTTTCAACTACTACTTGAATCATTGGTTTACTATGTACTTCAATCAATGGTTTTGGAAAAGTATAACCAGCTTGAAGAAATCTACTACCATTACCAGCCATAGGAATTAATACATTCATCTTTTTATCAACCCATCTTTCTATGTGTTTATTATTACAACTAAATGCATTATATATTTTTTCATAGTCAAAGTCATCAGTGTTGTTTACCCTCAATACTTTAGCTCCTGATCTATATGCAGAAGTAAGTCCAGTAGGTGAATCTTCTACTATCAATGTAGAATCTGGCAATACACCAAAATATGACATAGCCTTCCAATATATTTCTGGATGAGGCTTAGCATATTTAACATCCTCATTAGAAAGCACTAAATCAAAATATTCTAAAATACCAAGGTTAGATAAGGCTAAATTTACTGTGTTTTTTACAGAATTAGAGCAACAAGCAATAAGAAATCCATTAAGTTTTAAAGTTTCAAAAATATCGATAAATTTGTAATTTTTTTGCAACTTAGATAATTCAATAAGTGTGTGCTCTTGTTTTTTATCAAATATATTTTTTTTAGTATCTTCTGACAATTTATGTTTTTTGGAAAGAAGATTTAATTTGTCATAAGTTTTCAACCCATCATAATATCTTAGGTGTTCTTCCCAACTAATTACTAAAGAAAGATCTATTTCTTGAAGAGCTGAATTCAATGAGTTAAAATGAATTTCCTTTGCTTCTACTAAAACTCCATCAAGATCAAACACAACTAATTTTGCCATAAATATATTATAAATAAAGATTATTTCCTTAACGCTTCATCAATCTTCATACCCAACTTCAATAACCTATAACGCAACTTCTGGTAATTAATCTCACAACGGATATCCTGAGACCAATTATTTCCACCAAACAATTTCTTCTTTGCAGGTTCTATTTCCAATCAAGTCTAAATATCTTGATTTTGGAATATTGTGCTTTTCATAATTGCTTTTTCCTACAATTCCATTCTTATAATTATCACGAACAATTTTGGCAATTTTATAACTTTCTAAATCTTTTTCAGATTTTTGTTTTCCTAAATTAAGTCTTTTATCTGTAGAGAAAATTTGTTCAATAGATAATCCTTGTCTGTATCTTCTATCTAAAGTAGATTTCGGAATATCAACTTCTTTGCTCCAATCTGAAAGCGACAATGTTTTATCATTGTATGTTAGATAAATTGTTTCTTGATTGGATTTTTGATATACATAATTTTCGTCAAACCAAGTACGATTTGATAAGACATCATAAATTGTTGAAAGGGGTGTATCTAGTTTTAAAGATATATCCTTAGCTGATAAAGTTTGATGCAAAGTTCTAATAGTATTGGCAACTTCCTGATCTATTTTTTGATTATTGTGAGGCTTTGGATCTTCACCAACATAATCAGCTAATTCTAAATATTTTTGATATTTTCTTGAAAGTCTTGTTTCTTCTGTCGAATCTTTGTAAAGCCAATCTAAAAATTTTTTTGCAACATACTTGCCACTAAAATAAAGGTTAGTGTATGTACCATTGTTTTTAATACTGCCTTCACAATTATTATTGTTTTCATTATAGAATTTTTTTAATCCTGATAAAAAACTTTCAGTCCCTACGATTGATGCTGAATATTGTCCTTTTGAAGGGTTGAAATGAACACATCCATCACCATCAAAATATCCTCTAATAAAATTATTCATAAGTTCATTTGAAATATCTTTACACCAATTTAAATTATAAGTTTTATTATTAGTATTAAAATATTTATTTATATCTTTTTTAATTTGATTTGAACATATTCTGATAGCTGACTGATCTTGCCCATTTTTTTTGGGAGTAAAATAAATTTTTCCATTATAAGAAATATCTTTTTTAAATCTATTTAAAATTTCTTCATCTGATTTGATAATGTTAATTATCAAATAATTCATTTTATTTTCAAAATTGGTTATATGACCATCCGCTGCAATAAAACCCAAATAATAAGCTGATTTATCATTCAAGTTGGAAAAATAAAAATCATTCAAAGAGTAAGTTCGTTTATCAACCATTTTGGTTCTCCATATTAGATTATACATCATAAACAAAATAATAAGGGAAGATAATTCTTCCCTTATTATTAAGAATTCAAATTTTTACGAAACTGTGATGCGACTTACAGCGTAATCATTTATCAAAGCGAATCCTAATTCTTCATACACAACCCAGCCTAATCTCAATCTCTTTGGATCGTCAGCTGGAAGAACGGTGATGTCTTGGCGAACTGGCATTGCACCAACGAATTGGGCAGGTGCGAGAACGTAAACACTGTTCTTAGGAACCATTGTGCTGACGTGGATGTCTGCAGAGTAGATATGACCATAGAGACCAGTCATAAGAATATCTCTTTGAGTTGCCTCATCGAAGAATTCCTTACCCCAGTTTCTGATATCTTTGTATCTTTGTGGGTGAAGAACAACCTTAGCACCAATTAACTCATGCTCTTCAATGAGGGTCAACGCAAGGTTGACATTCTCAGGTTGGAGAGTACCAGAAACTGAAATAGCTTGGTCAGTTGGAACACCAGCATTGATGACCTTGAAGACTTCAGTATCTTCTTGTCTTTGGAGGGAGTCCTTAGCACGAACTTGAGCTCTATCGACAATGTAGAATCTTCTTTGGCGAATCTCATTGAGTCTGATTTGTGGGTGTGCAGCTAACTCAACTGTAGGAACGAGAAGCTCTTCAGCCTCAACCTCAGCAGTAGGAACAGCACCTCTCTTAGGAATGACGTATGACTTTACAGCAACGTCTCTCTCATAACGAGCAAGTGCGCCTTGTGGAAGCTCATCAACCATCAAAAGTTTGCGGCCAATTGCTTGATACATGAGGGAAGTCTTGATTGGCTCAACCATTGCTTGTGCAAGGGCTGTGCGTCCCTCTGGAGTTTCAAGAGCCATTGCGATAATGGACTCTCTCTGCTCATTTGTGTTTCTCTTAATCATTGACATTTGATTTTTTCTCCTTTAAAAATTCCTTACCGATTAGACTCCACTAAGTTGGGTGAAGTAAAGAAGGCCAGCAGCAGAGTCATAACTATCAACTCTACCAACAATAACGCCATCGGTTCCAACAGTGCCTAATTTACAAAGCTTACCAGCATTGCCAGAAGCAGCAGCAACTGTGAGAAGATCACCAACAGCAGGGGTCCAACCACCAGCAGCACCATCTTGGGTGACAGAAGTAGATGCAACACCAACGAATCTATCGGTAATAAATTGTGCGCCTGGGGTATTGAAAACTCCAACACCTCTTCTTGGACCTTCATATCCTGAAGAACCAGCAGTTGGGTTTGTTACACCATTGACGTTTTCAGCCAAGAAGTCGCCAATAGCTCTCTTTGAAACAACATAGAAACCATTGTTGTTAGCTTGAAGAACACCATTGGAATCGGTGTAAGAAGAACCAACTGGATCAGCAAGAATCATGGTGTTGCCAGTTCTTGCAGTATCATCTGCAGAGAATCCAACAAATTTACCTAATTGTTGTTGAAGGGTTGTGAAACCTGTAGCAGCTCTGTAAGCAGCAGCAACAGTTCCGTCACTCTGAAGGAAGAGTGCGTCACCTGCAAGCCATGAAGCAGAAGCAGCTGTGTTGTAGTTAGCAACTACAAGAGTGTTTAATGCACGAATAGCCATTATATTTTCTCCTAAAATTTATTGTGAGGTGATTAATCCTCGATTTTTGGCATTGTCCAAGTGCCTTTAAGAGCACTTTGGATGTCAAGAGCTGCACTGTTGTTGGAAAATCCACCAGACATTGCAGGAGATGTAGATACGCCTAATGTTGAAGCGGTTCTAGTACTCATTCTTTCAGCAGCTGCAGCAGCAACTCTTTCAGTTGATGATTGTGCAGACTTGAGTAAAAGTTTGGTTTGTCTGATCATAGAATCAGCTTTCAAACCATCGTTGAGCATTTGCTCAGCGTATGAATCAACTTCGTCAGAAGTGATAATTCCAGCTAAAGCTAATTTTGTTGCACAGCTATAAGAACACTTGATTCTTGCTGTATCAACAGAAGCTTTAAGTTCAGTAACAGTTGTAGCTTTGCCAGGAAGTTGAAATTCAGCGCCTGAAGGACCTTTACCAGTCAATTTAAGACCTTCTTCGTGAACAGGCTCTTGAATTTGCTCAGATTTTCTTTCCATATCTTCTGATTCTTCCTCATCAGACTTATCAGAAGCAGTTCTATTTGTTGGGCACTCTTTGTTTGCACAGCGAGTGTTGTCATCTTCCATCTCAGCTTCAGTCATAGACATTCTTGTACCACAAGCAGTGCATTCAACATCATGTTTGGAAGCACTAACAGATTTTGTTGATTTATGTGGCATAGCTGGCATTTGAGTTGGAACTTCAGGATGTTTAACATCTTCAAATCCTTCAGAAGGATTCTCTAATTTATCCCAATCAACTGTATACTCTAAAGAACCATCACCGGAACCTTCAAATTTCATAGGCTTTGTGACTGAAGGAAATTCCAAATGATCACCATTAACAGTTGGAACTTTTTGTTCAGCCCAAGTTGGATTTTGTTCCTTGAGTGAATTACCTTCACTACTTTGCATAGTCATAGAAGGATAATCTACTTCACCTTCCATATTGACTAAATCTTCGTTATATTTAAAAGAGGCTGACGCAGGATAAGTCTCTTCTTCAGATGCAATCTTCTTGAGAATTTCTTCTCTTTCTGCTCTTCTCATAAGGGCTTCTCTCTGTGCTTTGCGCTCAGCCAATGATTGTTTATTCATTGATCTAACCTCGTTGCTTGTTTTCATAAGTTGTGTTTCATCATCTTCATCATCATCAGACATTGAATCTTCATCATCATCATTAAAATGAGTAATTTCATCTTCATCATCTTCTGAATCAACATCTCCGCCAAGAAGATTATCTAGCGCCTCTTGCACAGCTTTTTGTGCTTGGTCAACCATATCAGCGGGAACTTCAATCTCAAAAGTGGCGACATCATCACTATCTTCTACTTCGTCTTCGTCTTCCATATCGTCTGACATATCATCAGACATTTCTTCATTTTCATCATCTGAATCCTCATCACTCTCAAAGTGATGGAACTCTAAATCTTCATCATCATCGTCAGATTCATCTTTTGCGAAGTCAACAGTCTCTTTGCCATGATCAAGGTCCAAATTGGAGAAATCAAGACCAGCTTGTTTTGCAATATTTGGTAGATATTTTGCTCTAATTGCTTTTGCTACAACAATTGCTTCATCATTGTTTAATGATGCAGTTTTCGTCATATCTGAAGCACAATTCAAAAGATCTTCCTTATCAGTTGCATTGATTTCAGCTAATCTCATTGCTGCAAATCTTCCCTGATTGGCTCTATTCGAATTTTTGTTCATTTTTTATGCTGCTTCCCTTAATAAAAATAAAATCTTTTATCAAAGAATCTATAAATTAGTTTTATAAACTTTTTTTTAACTTCTAGATAAGTTGTTTTTACACCTTTTTTAAAGAAAAATAAGTGAGGGAATTATCCCCCACTTATCTATCAATTTTTAGTCAATCCAAGTGATTGTAACATCAAGCTTTGATGGATCATTCTTAGAAGCTTGTACAGATGTTCTAGAATAATTTCCACACTTGTAGCAGAATGTATTATTTTTTACTTTATGTGCTTCTCTATCACCGCAAGATGGGCAAACCATTCCAATTGGTAACATAGATTCTGCTTTTCTGTCAAATGCAGGTAAAGCAGTTTTCAAGTAAACATCTGAATCAACAGTAGCAGAAAGTCTTACCATTGTTTTAATATCAGAAGCAACAGGTCCCATACCAGGAGCAGCTGGAGCAGGTGCAGGTGTTTCAGTAGGTGCAGTAGCTGCTCCTAAACCAGTATCTGGTCCAAGTCCCATTGGTTCTTCACCCATATCAGACTTGCCCTTATCTCCCATAGAAATAAGTTCAATTGATTGCATAATTTTGTATGTAGTGCCACAGCTTTGACAATCTGCATTAGACTCTGAAATATTTACATCATCAGAACCACAAACAGGACATACTGATCCCCAAGGTTTCTTTTCACCTGGTTCTGTCATTGCATCCATATCAGCAGATTCATTCATATCTGCTCCACCAGTTAATGAAGAAATTCCTAAATCTCCACCAGCAGGAGCAGTAGCACCTAAGCCTGGATCAACAGGACCAGCAGCAGGACCAGCAGGAGCTGGAGCACCCATTCCTGGCATTGCTTGAGCATATTTAGCTAAGACACTGTCTCTTCTTTCTTTTCTTGCGATTCTTGCAGTTTCTGTCATAATTACAGGAACATCTTCACCGCCTTCAATTACTTCTCCAACTTCACCAGATTCTGCTGAGTCTGTTTTGAATGTTTTAGAAGATGCAGTTGAAACAGTAGCTGTAACATCGCCATTTTCAGATACAAATAAATCAGTAAAAGAGAATGTTCCAGGATCTACTTGGAAACCGTGTCCTTGCAATACTTCAATAGCCTTTTGCTTGAATGTTTCATCAAAATTGCTATCTGATGGTTGAACACCATCTAAATCTTCAGCTCTGCAGATAAATCTAATGCATTCTGATTTGCTTTGAGTAATTGTCATACCAGCAGTTCTTTCAGAAGCAACTACTGCTTTGGCAACTAATTTTTCTGCAACTTCAAATTCTTCACAAAGTCTCTTAGCAGCCTTTGCAATTTTTCTTGTGCTAATGCCAAAATTTGTTGAATAATCTGCTAACCAACCAACAACATTATCAGAAATGTTCTTTGTTGATGCAGTTTTAACACCCCAGAATTCTCTTCTTGCTCTTGCTCTTAATCTGCCATCAGTAGCAGTTGCAGTCTTTGCTTTATCAATAGCAGCCATCAATTGCTTTTCTGGCATAGCATCTACGGAATCTACTACTTCATCAGGAGTTGTTCCAGTTTCTTTCGAGGACATTGCCATAGCGGAAATTGCAGATTTAAGATCATCTTTAGAGATAAGATCAGCATCAGCATCTACTGCAGACATAAGAGCTGATTTAAGTTCTTCATTTTTTGAAGGAGTGACATCAACATCTAATCCTTCTTCAGGAACAGCAGCATCTTTCATAAGTAATTCAGCAATTCTTGTGATGCCTTCTTTTGTAATTTCGCCTTCTTCAACTGCTACTGAAAGAGCATCAGAAAGATCTTTAGCTGTAATATCTGCAGAAACAGCAGCGCCTAATTGCTTAAGAATAGCTGCAACAGAATTATCAGGTTCCATTTCTTGATTGAAGAAATCTGCTCTTTCTGATTTATCAGATTCCATAGCAGAACCAGCAGCTGCTGTACCAATCATTTCTGGAAGCATTGGTTCATCAGACAATGTTTGTGCCACTCTAAGAATAGTTTTAGGAGTTTCATAAGAAGAAACTACAGCTCTTCCTAAAGCATTAATTGTAGCAGCCATAATTTCATGAGCACTTGCTGATCCTTCTGCTCTATGATTTGATAATTGCTCTTCAAGAATTCCAGTAGGTACACCGTGAGTAACTTCTTCAACAAGTTGAGTTAATGTTTCTCTTACAGCATCATCCTTGACTCTTCTGCCATAAAGACCAGCATCACCAAGAAGAATCTCTTTGACTGCATCTTGACCTTCGCCAGTTTGCTTAGATTTGAGTTGTTCTTCTTTAGTGTTCTCATTAACTCCAGTGTTCTTACTCTTAACGCCATCAACTAAGTTGTCGTAAGATTCACCTTTTCTAACTTCATCAAGTTGCTTTTCTCTGTCATCAAGTCTTTCTTTAACATCAAGCAATGCAGTTCTGACAAATTTAGAATAATCATTGAGTAATTCTGCAGCAACTCTTGTACCTTGTCCATTTTCCATCAAGTTTAATTGATTTTCATTAAGGATAGGTTCCCAAGCAGTTCTTTTGCCATTTGTGTAGCCTGTAATTGAACCATCAGTAGAAAGAACAACTCTATTGCCAGCATTGTCTTCGACTTTGAAATCGATTGTAACTGCAGCAGCAAGTTTTTTTCTTTGCTCTGATGCAATCTTTGCAAAGTGATCCATTTGATTTCTGCTCCCCGCCACGAAAGGCGTATTTGTTTTTATGTTTTTACTTCTTTCATTAGCAATTCTAATGACATTATCAATACTTTTTTGTACTTGCTTTTGATCATTTAAATTTTCTTTTAAATTTAAAATGCTCTTAGTTAAGTTTAAAAGTTTATTAGAAGATGAATTAGTTTGGGTACTTGCAAAAACTTCTCTTTTGCCATCTTTTGATGCCCATACTAAATTATTATAGCTAGAGGCTAAAGCTACGCCTCCTCCTATTTGTGGACCTTGGTTTTGATTTAATGATAAATCCATAATTTTTCCAACAGAATCAGTTGGAGAATAATTAGCCAGTCCCACATTAGCTGCCATAGGAGAAGCTTGTTGTGCTTGACCTGGCTGACCTTGTTGTGCTTGAGGTTGATTAATTTGTTGAGGTCTTTGTCCTGATCCAACATCTATGCCATCATCAATCATATCTTGCATAGTTGATTGTAATTCAGCCATAGATTTTGTAACTTTTCCAACGTGACCTAAATCAACATTGTCTTTTCTTGCAAACATATTCATCACAGCAACTTCTAAGAAATTAAGTGATAAATTAATCAAATCAAGAATATTTAATCCAGAAGCAGGATCAATTCCAAGGGCTGATAACACTGCTTGAACAGTAGAATTTTGATTAGCTCCTTGTCCTGCTAATAAAGGACCTCCAACAAGTGTTCCAGCTTGTTGTGCTAATCTTATTGCTGTTTTAGCTGTGGAATTTGCAACCCTTAAGCAATTTTCATATTCTAATCTATCTTGTGTGTTATTAGGTAGATCTTGTAATGCTAAAACAATATTAGAAGAAATTTCATTAGCTTTCTTTTCTAAATTGGTGGCTGCATCTAGAACATCATCTACATCATAAATTTCTTGAATTTCGCAAGATTCAAAAGCACCATCACCTACACAGCTAAGTTCAATAAACTTAACTCCGTAGTTTTTTTCATAAGCTCTTTTGCCTGTTTCTGGATAAATTTTTCCTTTGTATTTCTTAAGGTGTTCACAATAATCTCTTTCTGTATATGCTTTATTACCGCAAACAGAACAAACACCCCATTCAACACTAGCTCCCATAGAAACATCATGAATTACACCAGTGCGAATATTTCTTGCAATATCTGGGTAAGCTTCTTCATCTACAAAGAAAGTACAGTAAACACAATTTTCTTTTTCATCCCACTCTGCATAAACAACCATACCTTTAGCTTGTTCAATATCATCGTTTTTATGGTTTGTGTAGATTGGAACGCCTTCGAAAGTTTTATATACTGGGATTTTTTCTCCCTTGATTTCTGTTTCTTTAAGTAATTCTTCTTTTGAAAACAAGTCACCATTAGCATTTACGACATCTGCATCTATAGCTCTGGCTCTTACCCATAAAAGTTTAGCACCTTTACGAGCTTGCATTTCTTTAACAATGTCAAAATCTTTATATTTTTCCAGAACTTCTTTAGGATCAGCATAGAGAGATTGAAGACCAATTTTAGCAGCTTCTCTCATATTAGTGGAAGCAGTTTTGATAATATATTCTCTTGCTATATTTCGGTCATTTTCGTTGAGAAAACTATTTATTGTAATAGCTCCTCCTTTGGCAACCTTGTACATATATTCAATCCTTAAAATTTAAAGTTTCTAATTCCTAATCTTCTGTCTAAAATAGATTTAAACCTGTAAAAAAATCTAAACCCGTCGAAATCGACGGGTTTATTGTACAGAGACAAGTTGTTATCTTTAAAGATATTCAGATTCACCTTCTCCCATACCTGTTCTTTTTTTGATAACATTAATTAAAACATTTAAACAATCTTGTGGATGGTCATTGATTTCTTTGTCTGTGAATCTAACAATAATCCATCCATTTGCAGCTAACTCAGAATCTCTTCTTTTATCTTTTGCAATTTTGTCTGGATTGTTATGCCAAATTTCACCATCAGCTTCAATTCCAATCTTAAGATTTGGAATTGCTCCATCTAATTGATAGTCCATACTAGGTCCAGCAGAATATTGAGCATAAAGTGGGTATGGCATATTCAATGACATCAATAATCCATATAGCTTTTTCTCAAGATTTGTAAACATTTTTGGTTGCTGTGCATTGTCTAATTTTTTTGCAGCAAATTTCTTAAAGTTCTCATTTTCAGATAAAACATATATTTCATTAAGCGCAAAATTATTCAATGGATGAGAACTATTACCTCCAAGTAATGGTGTTTGTATAGGACCAAATAAACCATCATATTCATCTGCTAAAGGTCCAAGGGAACCTCTTCCAGTGACAGGAGTTTGAGACATCAAAAAGCCTTCGTGAGCAGCTGACTTAATTTTTCTACTTGCTGTTTTTACATTAGAATTCTTTTTATCAATTCTTTCAGTCCAAACATTGTTAATAATTGAACTGGCTAACTTGTAATTTTTAAGCATAGTTGATGCTGTAGGCATTGGGGCTGGCGCAGCTGGAGCAGGAGCAGCACCACCAGGAGCAGGAGTGCTTGCACCACCAACACCTAAATCTGGAGTAGGAGGAGCACTTTCAGCGGAAACCTCTCCAGTTCCACCAGTAAATCCTTGACCTGTAACACCACCACTTTGAAAACTTAATGAGATATTAGGTGTTCCAAAATTTTGATCATTTACAAAATTTGCACCTTGTTCAAATCTCAATCTTTCAATTTCTTGATCAGAATCTAATCCGAAAGCTTCAATTAAAGAAACATTAGAGATAACACCATTTTGATTTGCTGTAACAAGCATTTGTAGTTTTCCAGTATCATCTCTTAATTGTAAATCATCAAATTTGATTTTTGGATAAACTAATTCATCTTGTCCACGTTCGCCTTCAATAACAAAACCATTCCATTTTGCTACTGGCATAAAAACACATTGTTCAATCCAATGTGCCACTTCTCTTCTGAATGTCTCTAATCTTTGAGCCATAGCAAGAAGACCAACTTGAGCATTACCGTAAGTTGGACCCTCACCATTAAGAAGAGCTTTATTAAGCATAACTCCATCTAAAATCTCTTGTTCAATTAATTCAAATTCACCAGTAAGAGGATGAATCTTACCTGTTGCTCCATACCATTCAAGATCAAAGTTGTGGTGTGTAACAAGAGTAAGGTTTGGATCATTAGCAATTGATGCTAATTCATCTTGAACATTGTCAATATCTTCTTGAGATGCTGGACGAGTATCACTTCCAATCTTAACTACCTTGATTGGTAAAATAAGACGTTCAGCAATCATATATTGAGCTTGGCGTAGTTTATCTTTATATGTAAGAATTGGAAACAATGGTCTGATCATAGAAATTCCATAATCTTCCCAAGGGTTTGATCCATATTTAAAATGATGTATAGAAATAGGGTTTAATTTGATAGGATTACCCTGCATAATCATCTTTTTGATATCGTCAGGAATCTTGTCGTAGATTTCTTTAGGATGTCTTTCGTTGACAATTCTAATTTCTTCTGCAGATGGTCTGTATGCATAACTACCTGGTTGATCAATCATTCCTGGAGTTTTGATTACAGAATCAGGGTTTAAGATAGAAATCGATTTCCAAGTTGCACCATCATGCTCACATTCTTGATTTTTATCATCATCCCAGTTTGAACCGTGGCAATGTGGACAATCAAGTGAAAGTAAAACGAATGAATCTCCAAGTAAATGGTAAGTTTTGGAAATTTCTGGAAGCCACTTTTGAAAGTTTAAAGATTCAACTAGTTTTTCAAAATAATCTTTAACATAAGCTGAAGAACATTCTAATTTCCAACCAGAGAAAGGATAGTTGGTATAGAAATTTATGGCTGCAGCAATTTTAGGTTCATTATTTCTCCACCAGTTAGCCCAAAGATAAATCTCACGACGAGCATTTGGAATTTGAAAAGATGATGGAGTGAGGAATGGCGAATAAAAATTTGGAGCTGTAGTAACGGTATTGATGCTAGCAGTTCTTGTTACGCTAGGTCCTAAACCTAAACCAATTCTACTACTTGCATAATTTTTATCTACAGGTGAATTAGGGGTGCTTGCTCCTGATACTTGTGTAGCTGCTGTTCTAATTGCAGAAGCCAAAGATGTTCTATTTGCCATAACATATATTATACCGTTCTAAAAAAATAGAACTTAAAACCAAGTTTGATTTGAGGGTTTATTTCCAAAAAGGATAGGATCTTGTTTTTTACTAGAAGCTTGATAATAACCTTCACCACTTTTAAAATGTTGAAAGCCTTGACCTTTTTCTCTTGATGCCATACTTTGAGGCTCTCTGTTATTGTTTTCTTGTTGAGATCCTCTAAGTTGTTCTTCCAAAGTAGTATTTTCTGGATTCTCATGATAAGGAGAATGTCTACGTGCTTCAATAGATGCAGATTGAGGAGAAACAATAAATTGACCATTATTGTCCATATTCATTCTGTGAGGACGATCTACTAGTAAATTCCAAATTTCTTTTTGTTGCTCTTGATTCATTTCATAATATTCATCAAGAGTTTTACCCATTTTATCTAGAATGCCAGTTAGTTCATCATATAAACCTGCAGGTTTATTATCAACATCCTGTATGTCATCAATTTCAGAATAATTGTCTTCAGAATCTTCTGGTGACCAATTAATTCCACCACCTAATTGAGCAAGAATTTGTTTATACCACATCGTCGTATTCTTCTCTTTTAGATTCTAAAACATAATCTAAGCCAAGTTCATCTGCAAATTTCTTCAAATCTTCATCAGAAAATTGATGTCCAAAACTATCTTCATCTTCCTCGCCTAATAAGGTTTCGATATTGACTTTATGTTTGTCATTTTTTCTTCTATCTTCAAGTTGTTCATCTTTAGGAACATCAACAACATTTTCTTTTCTTGAGGAATCTAAAATTTCTTCTTTAGTTAATTCTTTTTTAGAAGCAGTGATGTTTTTATCTAATTGATGAATAATAGAATCTTTTGGCTCATCTTTATCTTTATTTAATTCATCTCTGTAATTGATAGGATCTTCATCAGTTTCATTTAATTGTTCAGAATAAGATTCTTCCATTTCACCACGATGAGTATAAAGTTCTTTTTTATCTAATTGATTTTCTCTTACTTCATCAGTATCAGATTCTTTGTTATTAAGTCTTCTAAGTAAATCTTCAAGATAAGACATACCTTTTTGACCTTCTCTTGGAAGTTGTGAATCAATTGTTTTAGAAGAATCTGTTTGTGCTTGTTTAGGTCTCATAACAGGTTTATCACCTTGTTGATGACCATATTGTGCTTGTTTAGAATCAGATAATTGTTTTTCTCTAGAATCTTCGTAATTTTGTTTACCACGAACTTTATTAGCACCACGATCTGAATTTTCAAATCTAGCTTCATATCCAACTTCACCATCTGTAAGTTTTTTGGATCTTTCGCCTTCTTTTAATTCAAGTGCATTAGCTTCATTATCAGGATGTTTATGTACATCTAATCTTGCCATAACTTCATCATGAGATTGGAATGCAACTTTCAACCAATCTTGATATGCACAAGTTACATGACCTTCTTTATCTACTCTGGAATCAATGCAGTTTTCTCTACATTTTGAAATTTCCATAGGAATTGGAGCTTTATAACCTTGGAATTTACCTTTAGGACATAGTAAAAAAGGTTCATTCATTTGAGTAGAAAGAGTTGTATATGCCACTCTTCTATTTTCTTTTGGGGTAATTTCTGAATACCAATTATGAATAAAATTGGCTACTTTCAATGTAGTTTTTTTGTTATCAGCAAGAATAATTTCTCTAGCTGAATTAACTTTTGATAATTTTTCAGATGTATTTGCAAATTGTTTTAATTTGTCTAATGCATTAATTGATTCGATTTGCCAATATCCTGATGATTTTTCTTCAGTTTTATAAGCTACTCTTTCAAACTTTGCTGCAGAATTATTTTTATCAAAATAATTTTGTAAAGCCATATAGGCATATCTTAATGTATTTCTTTCTTCTGCTAATCTGATATTATTTAATGTTTTATGTGCTTCATGAAGTTTTGAGTGACAATCATCTTTAGGTAGTGCCATAATCTTAACTACATTGTCAAGACCACCCATATTTTTGAAAGCAGAAATAATTGGATCATCACCAAAATCATCCATACTTAAAACGTGAAATGGAGAAGAATGTGGCATAGAATCACCATCAAAATTTGAAAGTGTATCTTGTAACATTCCTAGTAAGCCATCTCCACCAATTTTAGGATGGCTTAAAATTTTTTCTATTTTTTCAGGATCGTGTGTCTTGTAGGTTGATTTTATTTTGTATCCTTTTTCCATAGTTATTTACCCAATCCTAAATTTGATAATTCTTCGTTATCAAAGCCTCTATCTTTTAATGCAGCTTTGATTTGTTTTAGTTCTTCAGACACGCCTTTTTTGTCAGCAGCATCTTTGAAATCCCCTTGTTTTGTTGTTTTAGAATAATCTTGAAGATCCATTAAAAAACAAGCTCTCATAATTAATTCAGGGGTGGATCTTTTTAAGAAATCTGGTTTCTTATCATAATCAATAGCTGCAGTTTTGATTGAATTTTCAGAAACTCCAGCTTCTTTTTCTTTAGCAGGTTTATCTTGTTCTAGTTTTTTGTTATAATCTCTTACAATATCGATGGCTCTTTCAATTGTTTCTTTATTCCAATATTTGAGTTTAGAGATGTATCTAACAATGTCATTTTTTTCAACACCGTGATCGAGCAATTTACCCACTTTACCCATCAAAACACGGAATGGATTGCCTCTAGTCTTTTTTTTCTTTTTAACTTGTGCTACTTTTGAATTGTTGTACACGTTCTTAGCCTCTTGTAAATAAGTTGATTCAATCTTATTTGCTATATCTGTATAGCTAGGATCCAATTTTTTAGTAATTGGATCTTTAGTTCTTGTTCTGCCATCATTTGACATTAATAAGGCTTTAGATAATTTATATAAATCTTGCCTTAAATTACTATCTTGTACTCTGTCAGCAATTATTACAACTTCATTTGATAATTCTGTATAGTTTAAAGAATTTGATTGTAATTTTTTAAGTAATTGTCTCAATTCATCTTTTGTGACACCTTCAACTTCATTACCATTAAGGGGAATATTGTTTATCCCATTGGCAGGATTAGAAGCAAGAGGTGGTTCTGATTGAGATAATTTTTTCATTAGTCAATATCATCAAAATTTAAATCAATGCTATTATAAATTTCATTAATTGTTTTAGCTCTTGATTGTGCTTTGTTGTTAAAATCTTCTTGTGCTGATTTCTTGATTGCAAGTCTTTCAGTTCTGATTTTTTCTTGATTAGCAATTCTTCTTGATTCACGATCGTCCAGAGCAGATGGATCAATCATTCCAAATGTCGAATTGAATTCATTATCAGCTGAAGTTCTTAGAATGCTATGTGCTCTGGAGGAAACTACAGAAGATTGTCTAAGACCTTGAAGTTTCTTTTCTTCCCAGGTTTGATGTCTAGATGCTTTAGCTTCTCTGGATTTTTGTTGTTCAACGATAGATTGCTCACTTGAACTTGCTTGAGAATTTAAGAATTCTTCTGAAATAGCAATCATATCTGGATTGAATATAGATGCAGAACGTGAAAGCATTGCGTTCATATATTCATCGGCAGAAAATGCTTTTAAACCACTAGTTGTTGTTCTGGCATTATCACCTTCGTCATAGCTACTACCAGCACGTCTGATAGCACCAAAATCTTGAGATAAAATTCTTTCTTCTAAGCTTGATTCTCTTAAATCTTGATAAGATGAAGCTCCTTGAATTTTTTCCCAAGATTTGCTTAATGTATTAGCTTCTTTTGTGAATCCAATATTTTGTTTAGAAATAGTTTGTCTATTAGCTGTAGAATTTCTTCTTAACTCCGCATAAGGGTCTTCGTCGATTTCTACTTGAGCACCAATAAATTTTTTCTCTAAAAAAGATGGAATATTTTCAGTTTCTGAAACTTTTTTAAATCTGCTCATTATTAAATTTCCTATTATCGTTCTTCAAGAATGTCCCAGGGCTTATGCCCTGGGACAATTTCTCTTGAGGATTTAGATTAGTTCTACTTGTCGTACTCTTTTGTGAATAATTTGTCAATCCACTCTTGATCGCCATATCCAAGTTCATTTTTCCAATAATCAATGAGTCTTGAATAATCTGCGTCTGAAAGAGTTGCGGTTTTGATCATTGAAGATGCAGCTGCAATCTTGACATTTGATTCTAATTCAGAAGCTAAAACGCTTTTGATTTCTACTAAATTATCTGCAGGAGCTGGAGTTGTTTCACCTAATCTTGCATTGATATATTCGATTGGGAAACCTTCAGCCAATGCTTTAGCTGCAAATGCTTTTCTAGCAGCATTGGAGAATGCTTTAGCTTCTTTCATCTCTGTATCATCAGATGCATTGCAAGCTTCGCACCCTTTACCTGCACATTTGCTGCATTCTTTGTCCATTGAAGCATCTTTCTCTTCTTTAGCTGCTTCAACAACTTTTTCAACTAATGCTTCTCTGTAAGCTTTTCTTTGAGCAAGCTTGACATTTGCTTCTTCTTGAGCCTTTACTTGGCGCTCAATCTTACCTGCAAGTCTTACTCTTCTTTCATGACGAGCTGCAAGGATAGCATTCTTGAGATCTTCATCTCCAGATGCAATTGCTGCTTCTACAGCTTCAGCTGATAATTGTGATGGGTGATTGAAATGAAATGCCTTCTTTTCAGACTTATTCTTAGGACCTTTTCTCTTCATAGGACCTTTTTCATCACATTCGCAAGGATCGCAATCACACTCTGGGCATTTTTCTGACTTGTCATCATCGTCATCAGATTCTGCTTTCTTGCCTTTGCCATTCTCTTCCATCCACTTTTTCAAACCTTCTGGAAGACCCTTTTTAGCCCATCTAGAACCAGCTTCATGCTCCATATCATCATCCATAGAGCCTGCTTCTGCTTGCATTCTATCTACTTCTTCATCGCCAATAGCATCAATAAGAGCTTTGAGGCCTTTATTCTCTTTAGGCTCTTTTGCTTCAGCTAATCTTTGGTTAAAGTTGTCCCAATCAATTCCTTGGAAAACCAAGTCAGAATCAAGAGGATCTTCTTGAAATCTGTTTGGGAAAATTCTATCTGCCATAATTAATTTTTCTCCTCAAGAAAAAATACATTAAGAAATTTCTAAATTTAATGCTTAAAATCCTTTAATGCATCCATTTATGTTTTTTTACTTAAAATAAGTTTTTTGCCCTTCAAGAGCAATTTGTCACCAATCTTAATTCCAAGCTTATCAAACAATCCCTTATTTGCTTCTACAACAAATACAATATCATTTGATTTTGGAGATACTGATTTTGGATCATCAGCCTCCATATCTTTAAAATCAACAATTTCCGAATCTTTATTTAGAAATGCAAGTGTTAAAGCAAATGAAACATTTTTATTCCAAAAAGAATAATTATCAGGATAATCAAAAACAAAAAATGCTACTTCGTAATCATCTAATGGCTCTGCATCCATCAATCCTTTTACTCTAAGCTTGTCATTATCAGCAATAAATCTAACATCAAATTCATCACGGAATTTAGATGCAGTGAGTCAAGAACCAACTTTCTTAAATTTATTTGAAGAGGCTTTTACACTTCTTGCTTCTTCCAAATCAAATCTGTCTTTTGTTCTTTGTTTTCTAAATTCATTTACATTATCAGTTGAAAGATAATGATCTCTCAATGCAAGTTTAGCTCTGTCAGTAAGCTCAACTGATCTACCATAACCTGTGAGAAGTCCAGCAGTTTTTAATGCTAATAAATCATTGTCAGAAATATCACTAGGAACTCCACATATTTTTCCATCTTTATTTAATGCTAAATGACTTGCAGCTGTGACTAAGGCATCTGTATTTGCATCAATAGTCTTAAGCATTTCTAAATATCTATCACTTAATTTAGCTGCTTCAATTTTCTTAGGAGCTTGTGAAACACCCAAAAGTTGAATTTGAATATCAGAAAGTCCTAAACCCTCCATTGAAGGTCCGTCAAATAATTCTGCGTGTAAATCTAATGAATGAACTGGTTTAATTGGTATTGGCATTGTAATTTTCCTTATCTGTATGGTAATCTATTTTTCCAAGCATTTCCTTCGTCAACATTCTTTTGATAAGTTTCATCCCAAGAAAACTTATCATCAATATCTTCACCTTTAGAAATAGCCATTGATGGGCTTGAAGCTGGATTGCCTGGATCTACATATGCAGGACCAGGAACATTGTCGGGACCATGTAATTGTCCTTCTATATTTTGTCCATCATCCTCTCCACCTAAATCACGATATTCTGGCACTCTTTTTCTAGGATTGATTTTTTGTCGCCAGTAATCATTATTTTCATATTCTTCTTCTAGTTCTTCATAAGGAACTAAAGAAACATTAGGAACTTGAGTGACTGATGTTTGCGGATAATATTGAGCAATCTTTTCAAATAATTTATCTGATTCCTTAACAAATCCACTATTATCTAAAATAGAACACACCTTAATTATGGAATTAAGTTTCATAATGAATGTCCGCCAATTCCATAAAATGTTGATCCATCGTAAGCTTCTTCAACACCTTTATCTTCTTTTTGATTAGAATCAATGTAATCATAATAAGAAGTAAATGTTCTATTAGGATGCATTTGTTTTTCTAGGGATGAATTAGGATCTATTTCTTTCAAAGATTGTGGTTTTGGAGCAATATCTTCAGGAGCATAAACATTAGATTTTCCATCAGGATTACCTTCTGTCAATACTGTGTCTTTTAATAAATATTCTTGAAATCCATCATAATCAGGAGTGTTGACATTCATTAAGTCTTGTAAATAAGTGTCAAATTCTTCTCCTTCTGTCAATACTGGAGTTTTGCCCAAAGAAGGTTTGGTAAATTGAGCTTTATCAAATTCATTTCTTTCTTCAGGATATTCTTTAGTAAGTCTATTTCTTCTAGCAACTTCATAATCTTCTGCAATACGATTAATAGAAGATTCATTAATAGCAAAATGTAATCTAGAGGGTTTATCTGGATCTTTGTAATCTTCTCTAGGATATTTAAATTCTTTATTATATTTGTGTCTATTTTCTAAAGATTGCTCCATTGTCATAATATGTTCTGGTTTAGGAGCATAATGAGTTTTGATATATTCTGGGCTGTTTTTAATTAAATCACTGACCGCATTTTCTAAAGATTGTTTGTAATTATGAAGTTGTGCTCTGAATTTAGCTCTCATTCTCTCTTCAGGAGTAAGTTCATAAGCAATCAAATCTTCGTAATTTTTATGTTGAGGAGAAAGTCTTGTTTCTATATTTACATCTCTTGTATCTGGCTCGATGTGAGTTCTTCTTAATAACTTATCAAAACTTGCATCTTCATCAACATATAAATTTATATCATTACCGCCTCTATTGGATCCACCTCTACCAATAGGACTACCACCTGGTTGATAAGGAGAGCCATTACCTCCGCCTCCAACGCCACCAAATTGAGCAGTACGAATATTCTTAGACATAATGATTTGTTCTCAAGAAAATATTTTTTTACCTTTACCTTCTATTCAAATTAACCATTTTTGCTCTAGGTAATCTCACAGCAATTTTAGATGTTAAACATTCATATGAAACAGCAGCAACAGCATCACAAATATCATCTTTGTAGCCAGACAAAGCTTCGATATAATATCTTTTGCCTTTCCATTTTTTTTGCAAGAATAAAAACTGAATTTTAGCTTCTTGTATTTCATTTAATGGTTGCAAGGTATTGTTCAAGTCATAGTAAGATCCACCTGAAAGATCATAAATATCTATCCTGTCATCTCTTATCAATTGAGCAAGTTCTGTGTAAATTTTTTCTTTATATTCTTTGTTGAATTGTCTTTCAACAATTGGAATCCTCATAGATTGCAATTTAATTAAAGAGGATTGTGAATTCCATTGATCAATACTTACTTGTTTGAATTTAAATCTCTGATGAAGATCAATTACATAATCTTCGATATCTTTTTCTTGAACTGGTTGATTTTTAGTTTTTGGATTCCAAAAATGAATGTGATCAATTACCACTCTTTTCAATGGTTTAAAGTCAGGGCCAATTTCACCATACATATTTTCTGTATGAGCTATAACAAGAGCGTAATAATCAGAAGTTCTTGCTGGATCTAAATGGCAGAAATATTCAAAATGACCATCAGCAAATTCTTTTCTTTTTACCATAGACATTGATGTAAACATTCTCTCAATGTCTTCTGCAGAGAAGATAGGATCTGAAGAAGAAGCACCAAATTCAGCTCCATATTGCATTTGAAATTCTTGAGGGTCTTTTTTCTTTTGTCCATCAAGCCAATCTTTATCAATATTAGGATTTGTAAGCCAAGTGGGAAGTCTCATAACAAGAGTGGTAGGATCTTCTTGTCTGTTTTCATGCAAATCATAAAGTAATCCAATAGGTCCTTTAGGGTTGGAAAGCATCATCATCTTTCCATCTTTACCAAATGTTGCAAGAGATGGTTTTAATTCATCATATAAGGCATAATCCACACCACTATCTGGATTATCACCAGCCATAGCAGCTACCTCGTCCATAATTATTGACCAACAAGTTAAACCAACAAGGCCAGACGCATTACTAGAACCACACCTTAATACTAAAGATCCAGCAAATAAATTAATACCTTGATCAGATCTTCTTACATTTTCTTCTCTATCGTGTTCTGTGTAAAACCTCATTTCAAGTTCTGTATCTTTGCCAATATAAGGAGCAAAAAATGGAGAGGCTAAAACTGTTTGCTTGATTTTAGAGAAGATTGCCTTTTTAGCCTGTTCTTCATTACGAGCAACATTCAATAGAACAATCTCATCGAATTCCATCAAGCCATATCTTGCTTGAGGATGACCCATAGAAATTAATCTGTAAAGTTCATATAGAGCCATAGCAGAAACAAGAAATGATTTTCCAGAACGTCTACCTAGTACTAAAACAAGTTCTTCAAACTTAAATCTTTGCTTTGATTTTTGTTCTACTTGCATTCTGAGTTTAGGATCAAACTCTTCAGAATAAAGTAAATCATTTTCTGATTGATATCCATCAATTATAGGTCTAGCTTCTAAATTTTCTACTTGTCTTTCAGCATCAGGGTTAGTAGCTTCTTGTCTTGCATATTCATATCTAGCTTTTCTTACATCATTGTTAAGTCTAGAACATTGCAAACAAGGAGAATTAACTACATTGAAAATTGTTTTGAAATTTCTCTCTTCTTTTCTAGCTTTCAAAAAATCATTTTCATTTTTTTGAATATAGTTCCAAACACAACCTTGGCAATCAACTTCATTTTCTGTATTGTCAATTACAAGATTGGTATTTCCTTCTTGTCCCATATAAAAACATTTTAAGATAAGTTTTTGCCAAGGATAAGGCTTAAGATTACAGAAAAAAGGGTGTTCAATAAAAGTGATAATATCTACAATTTGATCAGGATTAAATCTATCTTTTGGTGGTTTTACAGGTGGAGCAACTTCTTGTCTAGTGGCAGGAGCAATTTCTTCATCAAAATCTCTGGCGTAAATTGTATCCTTGAAAAGCTCTTTTACTGAGTTTGCTTGTTGTAGTAATTGACTTTTTAACTCATTTGAACTTTTATTGACTTGAACTGGTTTTCTCATTAGTTATCTTGTTGAATTTTGTTGCGAAGTATTACTATTTCATCTCTTATAATTTTTTTATCTGCTTCACTTACCATTTTTTCGTGTAAGTTAGCTAAAATTTCAAATATATTTAAATTAAAAATGCCTTGGTTGTCTCTTGAATCTTTGACTGCTAATATTTTGGTAATCAATTTTTCAACCATAGCAGCTCTTCTTAATTTCATATCAGAGTTTTTAGAACAATCAATTCCTCTCACATCATCTAATTCAACAAGCAATGCAGTAAGAGCAAGATGATGTTCTCTAAAAATCCAAGGAGCAATTAATTCTTCTCTCTGTTCATAGTTCTTAAGTCCAGATGTTGAAATTTTCTTAAGATCACAATGTTGTTCCATATGAGTGTTAATTTGCATCCAGTTAAGTTGTGCATCAAAATACTCGTGGAAGAATCTAATTACAGCTTGATTTTTTCTACCTGATTCAAGATATACGTGTTCTAATAAATCACGAAAAGGAGAAATACATAGGGAACATCTTGGTTCGATAAATTGAGGATAAGAAATATCACTCATATTATCAGGAGGAAGAGGCTTTAATGGCTTGTCTGTTTCTTTTAAATCTCTAAAATATCTTGATGGTTTTGTAGGACCTTCATTAGGAACAATTAGAGCATCAACAGTTTCTTTTTTGTCATCCATTTTTATAGTTATACAAAATAAACAAGCCGCATATTATTGCGGCTTGTTTATTATAAAATAGAATAATTAGTCAGTCAAAGCTCTTTTAAGTCTCTGATAAGGAGAAACTGTATCAGCTGCTTTTACTAAATATTCGTCAGCAAGACCAAAGTCTGCATAATTTCCTTGAATATATTTTTCACTATCAGAAGAAGCTGATGATAAATCTACTACAGCACTTCCTCTTTTCATAGATACAACATATTTATTTTTTGAAGCTGTTTTAATTTCTGCAGTTTGTGCTTCAGCAATCAATACATTATTAAGTAAAGTTTCTTCAATAAATGGCTTTAAAGCTACGTGAAGATTATCCATACCTACTCTTGAAGATTTTGCAAGTTCAGCCCATCTTTGCCATTGGGACAAGCCTTTTTCATCTGTCTTGATTACAGAATGAGGTCCTGTACATAATCTCTTCACAAATTCTTTAGAAGATAATTTTGTCAATGTTTTTTCAATGATAGGAGCACAATCAGAATATCTTGTTGGAACCACTGCTACTTCAACTGCGGTATTTTCAACAGAACTTTCAACACTGTCAAATAATTTAGAAGCCACTCTGTTAGCAATTTCTAAATCAAAATTATCAGCTGCGAGTAATTCTACAACTTCAGATTTATCGAAACCTTGATTTTTATATTTTGTAGCTTGACTTTGAGCAACAACGACGACACCATCATTATGTGATTTCAACTCGTTGCGCCAGTTGTAAATCATGTCATTTGTGTTATTTTCAGACAATTTCTCTTCTCCCCTTAGATTTTTTTGATCCCTACTAACGAAAGGGCTTAATTAAATAATAAAACTCCCAGACACACTTATAATGTCTTAGGAGTTTTTGTGGAACATATAAATATAATACAAAAAACTTTAAAATATATTCCTACTAAAATAAGAAGTCATCACCAAGATGTTTTTTTAACTTTTCAAGAGCTTTAGATAATCTTTTACTTAGAGCTCCTTGTGTAATATTTAATATTTTTGCAGCTTCTTTTTGATCTATTCCATCAAAAAAATACATTTGAATTATTTGTTTATGATTATCATCTAATTGATTTATTGCATCGTGTAAACATATAACATTTTCAATTTTATTAAATGGATCGTAGCTTTGCTCAGTAAATTTTATTTCTTCAGAATATTCTTCTTTATTCGAATATTTATCACTTACTAATCTAAATAAAGTGATGTCTATTCTTGTTGATAAAAAATAAGAAAAATATGAGAGTTTAGGATCATATTGGTCAATTAATTTCTTGAGTGCAAAGATGCAGTCTGATAATAGATCTTCTTTATGAGATGCAAAAGATAAATCTTTCGCCACAATTCTTTTTATTGATGATAAAAAAAGTGGCTTATAAAACTCATATAAATCAAACAAAGCCTCTTCGTTACCAGCTTTATATTTGTGTATTAATTTGTCAATTTCTTGATATTGATCTGAAGACATACTCTAGTTATACAAAGCGAGTTTTACTTATCAATAGAGGAATACTCGTAGATGCATTTCCAGATGTTCTCAGATCTACAATTGTATCAACAACATTTTTTATAATTGTTAAGATTTGCTTTGAACTCATTGCATTTGGTTTTGAAAGTTCGATTTTTATTCTAACTGGATTTTGATTTTTTATTGTATATTCAGGAACAATGTAATCTTCATTTAAATATTTACCCAACAGATCTTTACATTCAACAATTTCTTGAACTTTATCTGGTTGAATAATGTTTTTCTCTTTGCAATCATATAGTACAAACAGGAATTGCAATTGAGAAAGTAATACTAATAAAAATCCTTGTTCACCCATAGAATTTATTAATATATTTATTTTTTCCAAGCAATATTCTAAATTGCGCTCTAAAAGATTATTGATAAAAGTGAATATATCAACTTCTTCATTAAATACTGAATCTTGTAAATCACTAACAAAGATTTTATCCCTATAAGATAAAATCTTTTCTAATTCCTTGAACAGTAAATCAATGTCATAACAAATAATTTCTTTTTTACTATTTGCTTGTTTACTTTTAATTCTATAAAGTGGGCAAATATTTATAAGAAAATTAATTGCTTGAGAATCTATGTTGCTATTATGCAAAAAGAGAAAGTTATTAACTAGCCTTCTCAATTTGTTATCATCTCCAAGCAAAGGATAGCTGCAGTCAAATATCAAATCATTCTTTTTAGCTTTAGAAACTAAAGAGAGTCTTCCATCAAAACTATCATCTTCAAAAAGCAAGATGTGTTTTGTTTCTTTAGACTTTTCAGATATAAATTTGATGTTTTCGTTTGATATATTGGTGTGAATGTAAATATTTTTATTATCAAAGAAAACAGAATAATTATTGATGATTTTTTCAACATTATTATCTAAGACAAGAATTTTATCTGGAAATTCTTGTCTTATTTTTTCCATAGCTAAAGTGAAAGAACCAAAGTATATTCTTGGAAACATAATTAAACCGTAGGAAAGATTAAGTGGTTGAAACTTGAATCTTGAACTATACAAATTGTGAAGCTATTGTATAGGAAAAAATTCAAAGTAACAACATCACTAGAAATCAATTCTAGAGCTTTTAGAAAATGACTTATCACATAAGATGATTCTATTTCTGGAACACTTTCACTTAAGTCAATTCTATCAGCCACAATACCTTTATCATTGTTTGAAGCAGACAAAACATACACTGTGTCTTGAGTGGTTATATTAAAAAAATGTGAGCTTGTTGTTCCACTAATATATTTTAAGGATTTTATAAATTCATTTTTATTAATTTCAAATCCACCAATAAGTTCAATTTCTTTGAAGAATGTTTTGAAATTATTAAACACGCTTTGAAATGTATTCTTTTCCAAATTGGTGCAGAAAAAATCTTCCTCTGATTTTAGGATTAATTTATTCTTGTGAATTGTGAAAATAGTATGGTCATTTAAGAAATTCAAAGAAAGTTCTGCTTGTAATTTGGTGATTAAATAGGAAGTTTGATCTTTGTAATTTTTGCCATACACACTAATCCTATGCTTGTCTGAAGATTGAGCATTAAATTTATCATTTTCAATAAAGAACATAATTGAAGAATATGGATGTTCTTCAAAATCAGGAGCACAAGAAAATGAAGTGTATTTGATAGCTTTTAGATAAGATGATTTATCCCAGTGATTGTATTCAACTTCTTCATTTGTGAAAAATTCTTTGGATACTTTTTGTGAAATATTATCAGTGGCAAAAGTTTTTAAAGAAACACGAGTTTTCTTATTACCAAAGATTAATTGATTATTCTCTTGATCAAATACCAATTGAACTTCATCAGATGGAAAATTAGAAAAAGCATTGATGAAATTACTTCCATCTATGGCAAAATCAATAAAGTCATTAGAAATATTACAAAGAAATATTTTAGCTGAAGATATGCCATTAGAGCTGAAAAGAAATAATTTTTCATTTTCAGCGTAAAAAACAAGACTATCATCGTTGATAATCTTGTTCTCACGAGTTGTCATTTTCAGCTTTTCAATCTTTCCTAACAATTGAAATTTATGAAGATGATCGGATTTATTTAACTTAAATTTCAATGTAGTTGCCCTTGGAATTGGATATGTACACCAGGGAGTACCATTCCAACTTCTTTCCAAATATTAGAAACAAATGTATCTTCATTTGCACAAGAAATCAACATATTGTTTTCATAATAATTCCAAGCACTGTCAACTTGTCGAAGAACATCCATTTTGTTGACAATAAGCTTTGTGACACCATTCATTTGACAAGCAGTAATCACTTCATTAAGATTTAACCAGTCGATTTGTCTTGGTCGCCCTGTTGTTGCACCATACTCTTGACCAATTTCTCTGAGTTGCTCAAATCGCTCGTCATCTTTTTGGTATCCTTTAGCTCCAACATAGGTAGAATAACACTTGATGACCCCGACAACATCCCGTACTTGCATAAAATTGAAACCATTATTTAATACTGCTCCTACACCAGTGTTTGAAGAAGTGACATAAGGATAATCACCAAAGTCAACATCAAGCCAATATCCTTGAGCACCTTCAGCTAAAAACTTCTTCGGTTCTGAATGAATTAGATCGTGCATATTGACAAGATAGGGTGCTAACTCAGGTACATCTTTGGCACGAATTCCTGTACGGGCCACTTTGTCTCTATAACAAGGGCCATTACCAGTGCGAGTTGTTCCAATAGTTGTATCTTTGGAATCTTCGTCAATATGTTCTTTGGTAATTATATGGGCGTTTTCTGCAATCTTTAGAATCGATGTGTCAAATCCAAATCCTTCAAGATACTCAAGTTCGTCAAATAATTTTTGCGTATTGATAACACAACCATTACCGATGACACTAGGAACACCATGCAGAATGCCGCAAGGAACAAGGTGTGTAACAATTTTCTCTCCATTGAGGTAAATTGTATGACCAGCATTTCCTCCACCATTAAAGCGGAAGACATAATCATAATTACCAGTACTTACCATTTGATTGGCAATTTTTCCTTTGCCTTCATCTCCATACTGCATACCAATAACTACATCAACAATTGAAGTTTCCATATAATAATCTTACCAGTAGATGTCTCTCAAATCAAGGGTCAATAGGGATAAATGTAAAATATAAACTGTATGTGGTACTCAAGAATTATCGAATCAGCAACAGCCTGGGATGTCCTTTCAACTAAAGAAGTTGCTTGGAGTGGCTCTTTTTCTAGAACTTTCAAAGATTTTTCGTTTTATGGCACAAACAATTTGCCTACTATGACAGCTATGCTTAAATTAATAGCTGAGATAGAAAAAGGTAAAAACAATGATTCTATAATTGATAAATATTTTGAAGAAGCAAAACAAAGTTCTAGTGTTTTAGCAGACATTGTTTATTTTGCTGGTTGTTTATCAAAATTTATTGATGCTGAAATGAAAAAACAAGGTAGTTCTGCCAATACAGATATGATGAAAGTTCTTGATTTTTTAGGCAAATTAAATAGTTTTGCAAAATCTCAAGGACAAAAGGGAAATAAATTAGGAGACACGATTCCTGACCCTGAAAAGGCTAAAGCTTATGTTAATGCTACTCTCGGCATAGGTTTTACTACACTTAATTTATTAGTCAGAAAAGGAACAGAAATCAGTAATTCTTTAGCTTTATTTATGCTCCGTGGTGATGACAAAGCATTATTAGGAGTACCTGATTCTGAACAAAGAGATTTATTACTTGAACAATTGAAAGAACAGAAGCCTGATTTAAGAAAATTTGAAAGCTACGATGCTGCAATTACAACAATTTGGAGTGGTGAAATAAAAAATCACATACCTTTGTTGAAAGATTTTCTTCTTTCAGGAATTGATCCGCCTCAAGTATTGCATATGATTATTCAATTACTTAATCAACCAGATATTGAACAAAAAAATGTTGTCGATATGGTAATACCTTTACCCATAACAACTTTGATTGATGTACTTGATAATTTAGAGCAGCATTCCAAATATGATCCATTTTCTTCATATTTAGCAGAAAGATTATATGGTCAAATAAGTGATTATGAACTAGATACAAATCCTTTGCTTGTTGGAAAATTAAGAAGAAGTAAAAAATTTAAAGCATTTGTAGACTCCAAAGGCGATAATTGTGAGCCTTTATATATAATAAAGGGAATTGCAAAACCTGAAGTCATAATTAGATATTTGGAAAAAAACCCAGAAGATTTTGATAAATTTGATATCAATCTCTTAAATAGTTTAGGCGATGAAATCAAAAATAAGATTATTGCTCGTGGAACTGCAGCAAAAGCAAAAATTCAATCTGATGGTTTAGCTTTGTTAGAAAAAGCTGCACAACAAAATATAATTTCAATCACAAAAGCAACAGATACTTCTTTCAATTATGCATATGGAAAAGGTCCAAAAAACGATTTTAAACCAGAAAATATGTCTGAAAGTGAATGGAGACAAAAAAGCAAATCAGACGAAGTTTTTGAAAAATTTTATCAATCTTATGAAGATCGTATGAAGCAAGAGGCTCCTTTTGCTGGTGTCAGTGAAGAAGACATTAAAACATATGCTGATCAAATGGTCATCATAGAATTTGGTACTTACAACTTAAAAAGTTTTTTAGCAGAAAACAACGCACCAAAAATGAAAATTGGTCCTGTTGATATGCTTGATGAAAAATGGGGTGGGCTGTTTGTGCCTAGATTTCCAACAAAAGATAGAGGTCCAATTCCAGCCATATTGATCAAAACTGATATATGGAATCAACTTTCATATCACCAAGCGTTAGCACAGAACATTGGTATGAGTGATCAGCATTATGTTGAAGCTACAAGAAGACACGAAGTTGCTCACGCATTACAATATTTACAATCTGGTGATATAACAATGCAAGATTCTATTGCATTAAATCCTGAATTAACACCAGAAGAAGCATATATTTCAAATCCATCAGAACTTTATGCAAGAATTCACGGAGATATTCCTTATCTTGCTAAAATATTTGATGCTCATATTGGCAACTTGATGTCAGATAGAAAAATTTATCAAGCAGCCAAAGAACAATGGATTTTAGATATTCAAGATGAATTAATTCACTTGATGTCAGGTGGTACTAATGCGACCAGATTACTTGCTGATATGGAAGCTGGAAGATTTGGAACATTCACTACTGATTCTGGTCAAACAATAAAATTAACAGACCCACTTGAAGCAATTAACAAAAAATTACAGCGTCAAAGAAATAGACTTGAGATGATTTTTCACGAAACATTTCAAATTCAGGGCAGAAGAGATTTCAGAAGAGGCTTGATCAGTAAGAAAAATCAACTCCAACAACAAATACAATCTACCCCAATTTATTCTCCAGAAAGAACACATCTTGAAGAAGAATTGAAAGATGTTGAAATCAAATTGGTAGAATCAGGAAAAATGTTAATCTTTGATGTGAAAGATGTATCTGAAGCTGTAGTTGAAGGATATATGTCTGATTACTATTCAAAGATTGCAGAAGCTGTAGCTAATGGCTTACTTACTACAGATATTGTCAATCCAGAGGGCGAAGATAGAAGATTGGAAAATGAGCAATTAAAAGAACAAGCTAAAAAGCAAGAACCTCCAACAGCTCAAGATATTAGACAACATTCTAGATTTCAAATTCAACAAACTGAACCAATTCCAAGTGGTAGAAAAATTGATGTCATTATTCCAAGATATAAGGGACCAGGAAGACCACCAGGCAATTTTCCAGGTTTTGATGATGCAGAACAAGATGAAACACAAGTTGATCTTTCTATAGAGAGAGATGAAGATAAAACTGCTAAGGTTTATAATTTGAGAAAAAGTTTAGGTTAAGTCTATATCTTTATCTTCATCATAAAATTCCCTGTCATCCACACCATTCATTTGATAATCAATGTGGGCATCAGGGAATTTTTGTCTTATTTTACTTATTGCTTCGTCTTTGCTATAATCCTCTAGTGGTAGATTAGTGGTGAAAACAACATGATGACGAATCTCTTCTGCATCTTCTTCATCACTATATAATTCTTCCAATCCAGGAATAGATAATTGATCTGTGATTAATTTGCCTTCTTTGTCAGACCCTGCTCTTAATGCCTTAAATGACAAAGGATCCATAAAGAAGAATTTCCAAACACCATTTTCAGGAAATAATAAAATTTGTGGATAAAGCTCAAAATGTTTTCTTGTGCCTTTATGTTTATCAGCAATTTGTTCAACAGGATCTTTTGAAGGATCAAAAATAAATTTATCATCACCTAAAACTTCGACAGGATCTTTGCCTTCTTTTCTTGCTCTAGTTAATGCAAAATCAGAAAATGTTTCAGGATTCTTATATACTTGGTCAAAATCTAAATCAGAAGCGTCAATAGCTACTTTGGTAAATTTATCTGCTAGTCTAAAACATCCTAAATTATCCAAAATAGATGCTGTACGAAGAAAGTTAAACATACTTACTTCTTTGGCATTTTGTGAGAGGCATCCTTTTTCTCATCATCTTTGAATTGAACATAAACTTCGGATGCTTTTTTTCTAATTCTGGTGAGAGCATTATCAACACATTTTGCTGGAACATTCAATGTGTAAGAAATTTCTTTATATGATGAATTGTGTCCATACTCTACAAAAATATCTGCTTCAAGAGGTGTTAATCTATCTAAAAGCATTTCAGAATTTATTTCTAATTCTTCTCTAACAATTATATCTTCTACCAAATTAACTTCAGGTGATTCATCATAAGGATTTTTCTTATCAGGAATATAATCTCCTAAAGAATGAAAATTACCATCATCATTCAATATGAAAGGAGCATCTAAAGAAATAGAATCATTCAACGCTGAATTCTTCATTCTTTTAGCAGAAGCGATAGCAGTGGCAAGATGTCTTTTGCAAACTAAATTAACACAAAAGTTTTTGAATGTTGTGTCTTTAGTACAATCGTAGGAATTAACTGCCTTAAATACACCTAATCTCAATTCTTGCATAACATCTTCTTTGTCTCCACCAACAATAAAGAAGTGAGGTGCAATTTTCTTGAGATCAGGTTCTACCATCTTAAGAAGTTTCTTAAATGCTACTTCGTTACCAGCTTTTGCTTTGTTTACTAATCTTACTATCTTAATATCTTCGGTTGCCATCAAAACTCCCGAAGGCACAAATCATCTAAAAATCTTCTTACGCTGATTCCCTATTAGCGTATCTTTCTATAATTTTGAGAACACCTGTAGTTGCAACAATGTCCTCAGAAACAGTTTGCCTTATATCTTTTGAAATCTTATACAGTTGTTCTGCGATATCTATAAGCAACATTGTATCGACAGACTTAGCTATTTGTTCTATATCCTCATCTCTATCAACCTTTTTGGTCTTAGTAACACAATATCTAAATGCTGTTATGAATACTTGAGAAGATTCTAATAATAAATTTCCTAAATTTCTTCCTTCTAAATAAGAAGATTGTATTAATCTAAAAGCTAAATTGTAATCTTCTTGACAAATTGAAAAACTAAGATCAATAGCCAACTGCTTTGGAGATTTATCAAGTAATTCTCTAATGTTATTTTCACTTATTTCTACTAAAGAAGCTTGTTCTAAAATTGATAAAGCTGTTCTTGCACTACCATCTGCTTCAAGAGCAATCATTTCAAGAGCAGTGTCTTCAAAAACAAGATTTTCTTTAAGACAAACAGATTGAAGTAAATTAACCAGATTAATTTTGGATAACTTCTTCATAATAAATGTTTGACAGCGAGTGTGAATTGCTCTTAAGATTTTATGTGGGTCAGTAGTACAAAAGAAAAACTTAACAAACTCAGGTGGTTCTTCCGTAAGTTTAATTAATGAAGTTTGAGCTTGGGTAGTTAACATTTGCGCTTCATCAAGAATGAAAATTTTGTATTTACTTAAAGTTGGAGCTAACCTTGAAATTTGAACAACATTTTCCCTGATGTGATCAACACCATTGTTGACAGCACAATTTATTTCATAAACATCAGGATGATTGTCATTCAATACCATATCAATTGCATTTTCATCACCATCACAAAGTAAATGAGCAGATGCAACACGAGCAAGTGTAGTTTTACCAGTACCAGGAGGGCCAGATAAAATGTAGGCGTGAGTAGTTTTATTATTCTTGACCTGCATTTCAAGAATTTCTGCAGATTTACTCCCAAGAATATCTGAGAAAGTTTTAGGACGATACTTGTTATAAAAACTTTGACTAATCATCATCTTCCATTGGCAAAATAAGCGGTAAAACATCTGGGCCTAATAATGATGGTAAATTATCTTTTAGCATCCAATAAGGTCCCAAACCAACACGAACAAAGTATTCTACAATAAACCCATAATCTTGAACATCGAATGATCTGATTTTACCATCTAATGCGGGACTTATTGAATACAAGCATCTAAAAACAATCCATTCTTTTTTAGATTGTTCTAGCTCTTCCCAAAGATCAGACCAAACACCAAGACAATAAATTTTTCCATTCCCTAAGGATTGTAAAATTCCCCTAGCCCAAGATTGAGTCAACCCCGACATAATATATGGCGGGGCATTCTTACCTTTATATCCATCCATCTCAACAAAATGAACTAAATTTAAATCTACATATCCAATAAATGGGTAATATCTAGATATTAATTTTTCAGCTAATTCACGACATTCTGTTGATTCAATAAATTCTGGATCACTCATAATGATAATTGAGTCACTGCAACTACTTGACCATTCTCATTTCTTACAGCAGAAGGGCCTGTATCAACACAGTATACATCCTCACGATCAAATGGAATAAAGTCCATTGAGACTCTACTTACAATGTAATAAACACCCTCTTCAGGATCAGGCAAATTTACAATCTTTTCAAAATGTGTTTCAGCTATAGGGATATTTGCAACTTTACCAATTATTCTTTGTTTGGTTTCTACAAAGCAAGGTTTCTCTGCTTTTGGCAAAGTTCCATAACCTGATATTGTAATATCGTGTCCAATTAGATTTACAAATTTTTTAAATTCTGAATACATCATAAATCTATACCTGCAATCCCTTCATTACGTGATGGTTGGAAAACAAAAGCAGATTTATCTCCATTTGCTCTCAAGTCATTGATGAGAACTCTTGAACCACCACCAATGCCCATTACTAGTTGATCATAAACAATTCCAGCATAAGAAAGCTGCTTGACTGTAACATCACGCAAACTTTCTTTTCTGCCAGTGGTGAGAATAATCTTATAGCCTTTACTATCCCATTCACGAATCTTATCTACAGTTCCATGAATAATTTTAGGTTGATATCCAGGCTTGGCAATTTCAGTTGGATCACCTTGTTCCCAAAGTGTTCCATCTAGATCACAAAAAATAGTGTAATTTTTTGTTGCTTGATCAATATTGTGTTCCATTACTTGCCTGTACTACCTAAACCACCCTTACGAGAGGTTTTATCAGTCTTACCAAATTCTTCAACTTCAACTAGTTCGTGAGCAGCTAACTTTGCCACAACCATTTGAGCAATTCGATCACCGTGTTTGATAGAGAATGGAATCTTATTGTGATTGATTAAAATTACCTTAAGTTCAAAATCTTCTCCATCACCACAATAATCACTATCAATAGTGCCTGGAGTATTAAGAACAGTAACACCAAACTTAGCAGCCAAACCAGATCGAGGGCGAATTTGAATTTCGTAACCATTTGGAATATTTACATTTAGACCAGTGGGAACAATCATAGTCGAATGAGGAGCAATCAAAGTTTGCTCATCGTAAGAATCCTTCAGCCAAGCACAAAGATCATAACCTGCTGCACTTTCTGTAGCTTTCTTGGGAACAATTGCACCCTCACGAAAAGCTTTAACTTCAACCTTTGCAACAATATCCATAACTAAATACCTTCCTCATTCTTTATCATATCAAAAGTAATTTCCTCAGCATCCGGGTTGAATACTAAAGATAATGGATGCTCACGATTCTTAAGAGCAACAGTAAAATTGATTAATTCTCGACCTTCCAGATACCTATCCATTTTAGTAAGATCTTTAATATCGTCTAATGACAATGCTGCAGTATATACTCTTTCAGATTTTGTATCTTGTAACTGTAACCAAATATATTGAATAATTTTTGGGTCATCTTCAGTTCCCTCATCTTCTCGCAATACAGCATCTAATATCTTAACTTCTCTTACTACAGATTTACTCATACAAGGATTTTACCACAACATAAAGTAAAAGTAAATTATGTGGTACAAAACTGCTCTTACTACAATCGACCCAACAGGACAAATTAATTTTCCTGATATGGGTGGGCATAAATTCAACCTAAATGATTTAAAATTTAAAGTTAATGTTAAAGATTATATTAACACAAAAAGAGTTATAATTTTTGCTTTTATTCCTGCGATCAAAAATTCAATAGGAACACTCGAGTTTATATACGATAAAGACAAAAATTACATTGATATTGATGGTGTATTAGTTAAAAAAATAGGAAAAATACCCCTAGAAAAATTACAACAACAACACGATGATCAAGTGCAATTAAAAACAACTGGAATTGGAATTGGAAAAAAACTTTATGAAAAGTTTTTAGAAGTTGTTCAAAACGATGAAGAATTGTCTAAAGCAGATTTTGTAAGAGGGGACGTTCATTCACAGCAAGCTTATAAAGCAAAGAATAATGCATTGGGCAAACCATTTGAAGCTAGAAGTAAATTTAATACATCTGAAAATAATCAAGCAATTAGAAATAAAATTATTGATTTAGAAAATGAACTTTACGATCCTGATATAACTTATATTAGAAAAAATCAAATATTACAATTAATCAACACACTTACATTTGAATTAGAAAAATCTGTACCCGTTACACACGAACAGTCTATGGATATTTTAGTTCCTGCTAGTTGGTCTAAAGATGGCACTTATGTAGATAATCTTTATAATTATCCAAGTGTTGAAACAAAACATAGAATTCCTGCTAAAAGTGAAGATAGACCGAAGAGAAGACTACAAGATCCAAATCAATTAAGTTTAGATGTAGCTGCTAGTCAAAAACATTACAAGATTGCTATAACTCAAGTTGATCCTTCTGGGCAAATTAATATGGATTTTCCAGGAATTAGACCTAAACCATTCAATATAGACAAAGATGTAGATTTTAAAATAAAATATGATCAATTTTGGAAATCTTATACCATCACTGCTTACTTGAAAAATGGTAGAGATCTAGGACATATCTCAATGGAAGTTCCTGAAGGTATGAACACAGCAAAGATTGAGTTTGTTACCTTAAATGAATATCCAAATAGTGCAGGAACAGAGGAATGGGAAAAGCCCAAAAATCCTGAAGATAGATTAAGACCTGACTTAATGAAAGAATTAAAACAGGCTGGATATGAAGTTGATGAAAATTCCTATACTAGATTGAAATGGGGCATAGGCAAAAGACTCTACGAAGAAGCTAAAAAGTTCTTACAAAAAAATAAACCAGATGTTGAATTTGTTGAAGGAACTGTTCATAGCAGAGATGCATATAATAGCAGAAATTCAGTATTTGGATTGCCTAATTCTGCATACGATCCAGATGGAAGTACTTGGTATAGAATTCATCAAGATCATTCTCCTGAAGAACGTGAAGAATTATCAAAAAAAATCTCATATGAATTATTTCCATCTAGATTCCAAAACTCTGGCGAATCTGAAATTCCACCTAGTATGTTTTATGTAAAGCATAAAATAAATAAATTACCAACCAAAAAGGTCAACCAAGATCAATCTGAAGGATTATTCGACGATGTGGTATAGATTTGCACAAATATTTGGTATACATCCAAAAGAAAAAGAAGCATTGGAATTTTATGGTGAAACAGATGATCCTGTTAAGGCTGGTTATGTACTAAGCACTGGAAAATTTCTAGATTATTCTGAAGGTGGGTACGAGAGATCATTAGATCATAGAAACATTGAATATATTATGGATGAGCCAGAAGAATCTAAAGGAAGTAGATATTCTGATTATGTTGTTCCTTTTATGTCTTTAACTGGCGCAATTAGAGTTTCAAATTATGGTGAATGGAGTGTCGATATACATTCTCCTCCTACTCCTGAACAAATTACAGCTATAGCAAGAAATCATATAAATGGAAAAGATTTTCATTATGATGTAGATCCTCTTGGAATTAGTGAAACATTACCAAGAGCTTCTCAGGAAGCAGTAGCTAATAAATTGAGAGAAATTAGAAGACAATTAATGGGCCAATAAAAAAGAGGGGATTTCTCCCCTCTTTTTTATTCAACTGCCACAAACAAGACAGTCCGGATCATCAAGTCTGCATTGTGGAACATCATCAGCAAATTCTAAAGGTTTCATTTGCTCTACTTCTTTAGGTTTTTCTACCTCTTGGATAGATGCACTTGAAAGATCAATTCCAAGTCCCTTCAATGCTTGTGCTTTAGGCTTGACACGAAGATAATACATACCTGTCTTCAACCCTAATTTCCAACCATACATATGAGCAGAAGATAATTTAGATGCAGTTGGTTCAGCCATAAACATATTCAATGATTGTGATTGGTCAATGAAGTATGAACGATCACGAGCCATTTCAAGAATTGACTTACCCTTCATCTCCCAAACTGTCTTGTAAACTTCTTTGATGTCAGTAGGAATTTCAGGAATGTTTTGAACTGAACCATTCTCATTGAATAACTTCAATCTAACATTGTCATTCCAGATACCAAGATTGACAAGATCTTCTACTAGATGCTTATTAATAACAGCATATTCACCACTCAAAGTATTACGCTTATAAAGATTGGTAGTGAAAGGCTCAAAACACTCGTTATTTCCAAGAATTTGTGCGGTTGAAGCTGTAGGCATTGGTGCAACAAGTAAAGAATTTCTCAAACCAAATTCTTTGATTTCTTCTTTGAGTGATGCAAAATCCCACATACCGGAAAGATCATTCTCGTTAAGTCCCCATAAGTCATATTGTAATAAACCTTGAGATGCTGGAGATCCTTCAAAAGACGCATAAGAGCCATATTTCTTTGCCAAATCCTTAGATGCAGTAAGAGCAGCAAAATAAATTGTTTCAAAGATATCCCTATTCAATTTACGTGCTTCATCTGATTCAAATGGAAGACCCATAAGAACAAAAGTATCTGCCAAACCTTGAACACCTAAACCAATAGGACGATGCTTAAGATTTGATGCTTTTGTTTCTGGTGTTGGATAGTAATTTACATCAATGACCTGATTTAAATTGATTGTTGCTTGATAAACTACATCGAACAAGAATTTAAAGTCATACTTGCGTAATTTTTTATCCTTCTCACGAACCTTGCCAGATGGGATTACTACATACTTTGGCAATGCAATAGAAGCAAGATTACATACAGCAATCTCGTTTTTGTCCGTATATTCTAGGATTTCTGTACACAAATTTGAAGACTTGATTGTTCCAAGATTCTTCTGATTTGACTTATAATTACATGAATCCTTGTAAAGCATATAAGGAGTGCCTGTTTCAACTTGTGAATCAAGGACTTTTTCCCACAATTCACGAGCTTTGATGGTTTTTAATGCCTTGCCTTCAGCTTCATACTTCTCATAAAGTTCAGTAAAAACTTTCTTGTCTGGAGAATCATAAGCATCAATTAATCCCGGAACTTGGTCAGGTGAGAATAAAGACCAATTACCATCAGATTCAACACGCTTCATAAATAGGTCTGGAATCCAAAGAGCTAAGAACAAATCTCTAGCACGTAATTCTTCCTTTCCTTGATTCTTACGAAGCTCAAGAAATTCAAAGATATCACCATGCCAAGGCTCAAGATAAACAGCAATGGAGCCTTTACGCTTCCCGCCACCCTGATCTACATACCTAGCTGTTTCATTGAATACTTTGAGCATTGGAATAATTCCATTAGAATATCCATTAGTACCCTTGATATAGCTGCCTTTTGCACGAATCTTGTGAATGTTGATACCAATTCCACCAGCAGATTGAGAAATTAAAGCACAATCTGAAAGTGTTTTGTAAATTCCTGGAATACTATCATCATCAATATCTAATAAAAAACAGGATGACAATTGAGGACGATTGGTAGAAGCATTGAAAAGAGTTGGAGTGGCGTGGGTAAAAAGACCTTGAGAAAGCATATCATATGTCTTTTGAACCATCTCTAAATTATCACGCCAAATCCCAACAGACACACGCATATAGAGATGTTGAGGTGTTTCTGCTGCTTCACCATCAACCTTAAGTAAATAAGACTTACGCAATGTCATAAAGCCGAAATAATCAAAATTGAAATCTCGATCGTGAACAATCATTGCATCAAGCTCATTAGAATACTTCTGGATGACAGCATATACTTCATCAGAGATCATTCCAGCTTTTTCACCAGTCTTTGGATTGATGTAATTGTAAAGTGTATTAGCAACTGTTGAAAAATCCTTTGGAACATTCTTGTAAAGAGCTGTAATTGCAATACGAGCAGCAAGTTTTCCAAAGTCAGGATGGACAGTGACCATAGATGCAGCAGTTTCAGCACTCAATTGATCTAATTCAGCACTTGAAACACCATCATAAAGACCAGACACAACTTTAGTACTTACAATGTCTGGATCTACACGTTCATTTAAGCCATATGTAAGCTTCTTGATACGTGAGGAAATCTTTTCTAACTTCAATGGTTCTGTAGTACCATTACGCTTTAAAATATCCATAACTAAAAGTCCTCATCGAATGAAATTTGCTCTTGAACTTCACCAACACCACTCTTTACATAATCTGCAACACGCTTCTCAAAGAAGTTGGTCTTGTTCTGCAAAGCAATATTAGCCATAAAGTCAAAAGGGTTCTCTGTATTATATACTTTTCCTACGCCTAAGTCCATCAAAAGGCGATCAGAAACATACTCAAGATATTGTTTCATCAATTCAGAATTCATACCAATTAAGGAAACTGGCAGTGCTTCGGTGATAAATTCTTTTTCAATTACAAGAGCAGAGTCAATAATTTCAAGAATGCGCTCACGAGAAAGCTTATTCTCAATATGATTTTTGTAGAGATGAACTGCAAAGTCTGTATGCAATCCTTCATCACGAGAAATTAATTCATTAGAGAATGAAAGACCTGGCATCAATCCACGCTTCTTGAGCCAGAAGATACTACAGAATGAACCAGAAAAGAAAATTCCCTCTACAGCAGCAAAAGCAATAAGACGCTCCACAAATGATTCAGAGCCAATCCACTTAAGAGCCCACTCTGCCTTCTTTTGAACAGCTGGAACTGTGTCAATGGCGTTGAAAAGATGGTTTTGCTCTTCTTTGTCTTTGATATAAGTGTCAATAAGAAGGGAGTATGTCTCGGAGTGAATATTCTCCATCATAATCTGGAAACCATAGAAGAATTTAGCTTCTGTATACTGCACTTCAGCAACAAAGTTTTCTGCTAAATTCTCATTTACAATTCCATCAGATGCAGCAAAAAAAGCTAGTACATGCTTTACAAAATGCTGTTCACCCTCGTTTAATTTTGCCCAGTCAGTAAGGTCTTGTGCTAAATCAATTTCTTCAGCAGTCCAAAAAACTTGCTGTGCTTTTTTGTAATAATCCCAAATATCGTGATGTTCAATTGGGAATAAAACAAATCTATTTTTGTTCTCTTGTAATATTTTTTCCATAATTTTTTGACAATAAAAAATACCTGAAAGAAATCAATCAGATATTTTTTATCCCTTCCTTTAATAGTATGAGGTATTTGTTCTAATTAAGCAACTCTATCGGATCTAAATTTTTCAACTTTTTTACTAAATCTTCAAGCCTCTTTTTATATAATCTTTGAGCAATTATATAATCCAATAATTTTTCTTTTAATAAATCTAAATCATCTTCATTATTTTCGGCATAATCAAACACTTCATTAATTTTTTTTAAAAATGCAGCATCAATTATGTCTTGCGCCTCTGGATTATCTGCTCGAAATCCAGACACATTAACATCCAATGAAGATAACACAAGGGATGTATTTAAGTTCCTTGAGCAGTCCAATAAAGTTTGCCAAGAATTTTTTTTGCTGATTATTTTATTCTCTTTTTCTTTGAGATTTTCCTGACTTTTGAACTTAATAATTCCATCATTTTTCTTTGAAAAATAATCTGATAAAAATTGTTTTTTCTCTTGAAGCCAACTCGTTTTGTTCATCTTTATAATGCAAACTTAATATCAATAGCAAAAATTCTTGTCGAAATACCTTTAGTTTTCTTACCAGCAACATCAGCATTGTATTCTGATTGGCGGCAAACTAAAACAGAACCATTTGTTAAGCTTTCAACTTCTCGAGAAGCTAATCTAAAAGCTGTCATTGTAGCATTTAAAGCAGTAGGGCCAACAGATAAAATTCTAACATATTCGTGATCTTTAAGTACATGCAAAATACTTCTACTCAAACCTACTGGATCTGTTGGACGTTTAGTAGGATCTTCAGCATTAGGATCTCCACCTCTAGCCTTTAAGATCCTTGGGTCATTAGTGGGGTTCTTTGGTTTTTCTTTTGTAGCAATTGTGCTTACAGGTTCGTCATTTAATTCCATTTTAATTTTCCTCTATTCCAATCAAAGACATTTTCGTCTTTATATTTTCTACAGCCTTATTGAAATCTGTCAAGCTGCAATTGTATGTTTTTGAGTCATATTTCAATTTCGATGAACCATTTAAAATATTTGAAATAATTTTATTTTCTACATCTGATAAACTTAAATTCATAAGATTATTTATTTTATTTTCATCAGTCAAACTGTCATAGTAACAAACATCTTCATTATCATCTTCTTCAGACATATAAACACTTAATGCTCTTGGAGAAACTGTTTGATAATCTGGATATAATTCATTAAACTTTTGAAACAACATAGAAGAATGTTTGGATAAAATGTGCTTCTTGATTATTTCAGTTCTTTTCTTAACAATACAAATTTCACAACCACCATCTTTTGGGTTCGTGCAATCAATTTCGCATTCATAGCTTCTTGGCATTTTATGAGATTTGCAAAAACCACATCTTTCTAATTGCTCAAGAATTACACCTGTAC